AGATTATATTATTATAAATGGTTCTGAAGAATCTGGTATTGATCTTTTGAGATCTAAATTAGATCAATATTGTTCATCTGTTTCTATGACAGGTGGTAGAAAAGTTGTTATTATAGATGAGGCTGATTATTTAAATCCTTCATCTACACAACCTGCTATGCGTGGTTTTATTGAAAGGTTTTCTTCAAATTGTTCTTTTATTTTTACTTGCAATTTTAAAAATAGAATTATTGATCCAATTCATTCTAGATGTGCGGTCATTGATTACAAAATTGCTAAAAAAGATTCACCAGTAATTGCTTCTTCTTTCTTTAAAAGAATTTGTACCATTCTTGAGGGAGAAGGTGTGAAATATAATCAACAAGTTCTCATTGAATTAGTTAATAAATATTTTCCAGATTTTAGAAGGTGTTTAAATGAACTACAAAGATATAGTGTTTCTGGTGAAATAGATTCTGGTATTTTAGCAAACATATCTGATCAGTCTATTGAAGATTTGATGAATCTTCTTAAAGATAAAAAGTTTAATGATATGAGAAAGTGGGTTGCTGAAAATTTAGATAATGATCCTACAAAAATATTTAAAAAATTATATGAAGCGCTAAATACTAAAGTACAAGAAAATTCAATTCCACAAGTTATTATAACACTTGCAGATTATCAATATAAATCTGCATTTGTTGCGGATCAAGAACTTAATATGGTTGCATGCTTAACAGAGGTCATGGCTGATGCTAACTTTAAGTAAAGAAGAAACAATAAGTATCTATGATGATTATGTTGGTTTTTATGATGAATTTGCTGACATAGAAGCTTACTATAGATATAAGAAGCGTAAGAGAATGGAAGAACTACCAAGTTCTCTTTCGCTATTTGGGTTAGGTCCAGAGGGCGATTTATTTGACAACCCAGACCTAGCTCCTGAAGATATGGAATTTGAAATTGTCCATACTTCAGATAAACCTGCCGAGGGAAAAATGTTGACAAAAGATTATACAACACTTTTGGAATTGACGGCATCATTCAACGCAGATAATTCCCCCGGCAGGTCTTCTCGCTTTGGTATTAAAGAAAAGACAACTAATAAGTATGTTGGTTTTATTAAGTTGGGTTCTCCTGTAATTAATATTAAACCAAGAAATCTATTTTTCAATGTTAAACAAACACCATTGAAACTTGCCAATAAGCATTTTGTAAATGGATTTAATATTGTTCCTTCACAACCATTTGGATATAATTGTCTTGGAGGAAAATTAATTGCTCTTATTTGTGTTTGTCATGAATTGAGGGAGTTTGTAAATAATAAGTATGATGAGATGGAAGCATTATTTTTTGAAACTACTTCATTATATGGATCTATAAAAGGAACAAGTCAGTATGATGGTTTAAAACCTTACATCAGATATAAAGGTGATACTGATAGCAAATTGCTTTTAAATTTATCAGATGAGATTTATAAAAAGATTCGTTTAAATCTTGAAGAAAGAAATGGTGGACCACTTGTTCCAGATGATCAAGAAATACCCACGAGCAGAAAGTTTAGAACACAAGCAAAGATTCTTTCCATTCTCAAAGAAAATTTAAAAACTCATGATATGCAAAAATATAATGCCTTAATGGAAATCATAAAAGAAAAGATGGCTATCACTACACAGAAAAGATACTATGTTTCAGATTATGGTTTTGCTAATACAAAGGAATATATTTTTGGTGAGACTGACAAACTAGAAAAGAAATCAAACTTTGATAATTATTATTTTGATAATATTATTAAGTGGTGGAAAAACAAAGCACAAAGAAGATGGGAGTCTGTCAGAGCAGATGGTAGATTGAGAAAAGATCTAGAATTTTGGAGTGTAGATAATATTGATAAAATTGATATAATAAGATGAGTCTTTTTTATGATGTAGAAGTTAAAAAGAATTGTTATCAAGTTTTAGTAGTTCCAAATATAACTTATCAAAAACATATTGATAAAGATTCTTTTGTAAAATTTTTTTCTGATATAGTAAGAGAAATTGGTAAAATAAGAGATGATCTTATTTGGCATGTACCATTGACTTCTTATTCTAGTTTATTGAATCTTCCTAATGTGAAACAATACCAACTTGAATTACCAACATATCCAAATTCAATGCGTGGTCATTTTGACTATAATGCATGGTCTAGAATTGTAAATTGGAAACATAAAGACTTTGATTTTGTATATTCTCATTTACCAGAATGGACAGTTAATATTTCAAACTTCTTAGCAAATGCTACTCACTTTGGTAAGATTCCAATTGTTGGATATTGTCATTGGACTGAAACAAAAGAATTTGCTAAGTATGCAAAAACTTACTTTCCATATAATATGATGGGAACTTTAGAAATGCTCTCATGTGGATTAAATACTGATACACAAATAGGCAATATATTAGATGAAGCAAAAAAGTATTTCAATGTTGAAACCCTAACTAAATTACAAAACATTATGAACGCTCAATATATTGGTGTTAATGAATCAGATATCTCTGATGATATATGTAGAGAACCAGAAAAGGTAATTGTATTTAATCATAGACCACAAGCATATAGAAACTATCCAATGTTTCTAAGTGCGATTAGAAAACTTAGAGAAAAGAGACAAGACTTTACAGTTTGGTGTTCACTAGCAGATAAGAAAGATGAAGATTACTTTGATATAGAAGGAGTAGATTCTAAACAAGAATATTATGAAAAATTACATAGATGCTCTTTTGGTGTTTTATGTGGAAACCGTTGGGCAATTTCTGCACAAGATGGTATGATTCAAGGACTACCATATTTGTATCAGAGTAGTGATGAGAATAGAGAATTGTTTAGTGAGTTGGGTGCTGAATGTGGTAAATTTTATAATGAAGATCAATTGGTAGATTTGATGGATCGTTACTTGACAGATGTTGACTATAGAAATCAATATGCAGAAGAAACATTATATCATGTAAAGCACAACATGGCGTGGTCTAATAGAATTAAAACACACAATAAAATGATTGATAAAGCAATTGGTGAATTAAAATCTGTTACTGATAGAAGTCAATCAGTCAAAAAAATCTTGACATTTATAGATAGGCATGGTAAAGTAAGTAAGAATGAAATCATGAAGTTTATAGGTTGGGGAGTTGGTATTGACTTTTCACCTTATAGACAATATCTTAGAAATCACCCATCAGTTGAATTAGAATGGGATGGACAAATGGAATACTATGTCGCCGTTTGATTTTATAAATGATATAAACTTTGGGAAGAAAAATCTTCTCAAGGATGATGATAAAGGTATTCTTGAAAAAGAATATAATCCTTTCATTATTAATAGAGGGTTGGGATACTTTGCTGATACAGTTCTCTATGCTAATGAAATGAATTTGAGACATGACTTGGATAAAAAGATGCAGAATGATTATCTTCTACATTCAATTCGTCCAAAGAAAAGGTTCTCCAAGTGGCATAAGTCTTTGAAAGAAGATAAGCTTGAAATTTTAAAACAGTATTTTAATTATTCAAACCAAAAGGCGAAGGATGTTTTAGACATTATTTCTGATGAAGATTTTGAAACAATAAAGAAATCATTTGAAAGGGGCGGTACTTCCAAAAGTAAGTAAATTATAAATATTTTAAATATATAATTTACAATTGGAGGTATTATGTTTAATGTAGTCGATGATTTAATTGAAGTTGAGTTGAAAGGTTCTGATGATTTTTTGAAGATAAAAGAAACACTTACCAGAATCGGCATCCCTTCAAAAAAAGAAAAAGTCTTATATCAGTCTTGTCACATCCTTCACAAACAAGGAAAATATTATATAGTTCATTTTAAAGAATTGTTTGCTTTAGATGGTAAACCTTCTAATTTTTCAGACAATGATAAAGCAAGAAGAAACACAATCGTTGGATTATTATCAGATTGGGGTTTGTTAAATATCATTGATGAAACAAGAATACAAGAGAAGGTTGCATTAAATCAATTAAAAATTCTTTCTTTTAAAGAAAAAGATGAATGGGAGTTAACTCCAAAATATAATATTGGAAATAAAAGAAGGAGTGATAATGGCAACACCGAGTCTTAAATATTATAAGCAAAGAGACAATGTAATTGATCCAGTTTTTGCAACTAAAGGATCTGCTTGTTTTGATATCTATTCATATTTTCATGATGAACAAATACGCTTATGGTTAGATGATCCAGATAAAAAACAAGCAAGACAAACAAGACCTGATAAAGATGGTTTTGCTTATATAATGATTTATCCACAAGAGAGAATGTTAATTCCTACTGGTTTGATTTTTGATATTCCAAAAGGTTATTCTCTCAGAATACACGTCAGATCAAGTGTAGCATTAAAAGAAGGATTGCTTCTAGCAAATGGTGAAGGAGTAATTGATAGTGATTACGTTGATCCGTGTTTTTTAATTTTGTATAATAGTTCTAATACTGCAAGGATGATTAAAGCAGGAGAAAGATATGCTCAAGGTGAATTAGTTAAGACGTTGAATTATTCATTTAGTCAAACAGATGAGGCACCTGGTCAAAAGACAGACCGTGATGGTGGATTTGGATCAACAGGAAAAAATTGACAAGTATTGTATTTCCTCCTGGGAAATTTTTTTGTTATTTAAGACATCCAAAAACAGCTAGTCTTAGTATGACTGAATGGATTATTAATTTTGCTAAGCAAAATAACAGACCATATCTAACAAGTGAACCTTATAAACAAAAAATAAAATTAGAAAGTGATTGTATAATTTCACATCATATGCATGCAGTTGATTTGAAAAAAACAATTCCTCAATGGTGGGATATGATGGAGAAAATTGTTACTGTAAGAAATCCATGGAACTTGTTAGCTAGTAAATTTTTTTATTCAAGAAAAACAAAAGAATCTAGTAGTGGATATTCATTATCAACATCAAAAACTTTTAAAGATTTTTGTTATCGATATAGAGATTTAAATGGTACATTAAATATTGGAACAAATTATTATAAAATTGATGGAAAAATAATTGCAGATCATATTATTCCTGTAGAAAATTTACAAGAATATTTAAA